GGGACGGAACGGGGCGCGCAGGACAGGCCGAAACCCGCAACGTCAGTGTGGCTGAGGTGCGCGCCTCGATCGACCGCAAGATCGAAGAAGTCCAGCGCCGTGTGGCGCGGCAAAAGGCGGCGCAGGGAAGCGCCGCATGAGCGATCCTCATGATCGGATGATCTGCGACCAATCGCCCGCCGGGGACAAGGTCCGTGATCTCGTCAGCAAGGAACTCACCCAGAGCCAGCGAAACGACTATGACTACATCTGGGAATATGTCGCCCGTAAGGAACAGCTGCCGCCGGAAGGGAACTGGCGCGTCTGGATGATCATGGCCGGACGCGGCTTCGGCAAGACCCGCGCCGGGGCCGAGTGGGTGCGGATGATCGCGGACACCCATCCTTGCGCGCGCATCGCACTGATTTCATCCTCGCTGGCCGAGGCGCGCGCTGTGATGGTGGAAGGTGAAAGCGGATTGCTCGCGATCTGCCGTCCAGAGCACAGACCGCATTTCGAACCCTCGCTCCACCGCATCCGCTTCGAAAGCGGGGCACAGGCGCAGCTGTTCTCCGCGGCCGAACCGGAGGCGCTGCGCGGGCCGCAGCACAGCCATGCCTGGTGCGACGAGATCGGCAAATGGCCGCTCGCGGGAGAGCGGGCAACGCGCTGCTGGGACAACCTGATGCTGGGCATGCGGCTCGGCGAGGATCCGCGCATCGCAGTCACGACCACTCCGCGCGCGGTGCCGCTGGTCAAACGGCTGGTCGCGCAGGCGGCAGCCGGCCGCGACGTGGCGATCAGCCGGGGCCGGACAGGCGACAATGACAGACTGCCCGCCCGCTTCCATGCCGCGATCGAAAGCGAATATAGCGGCACTCAGCTGGCCCGGCAGGAGATCGATGGCGAGCTGCTCGAAGACATCGAGGGCGCACTGTGGACCCGCTCGATGCTGGAACAAGCCCGCGAGGCCGGGTCCGTGCCGGAGGCAGCGCGCGTGGTGATTGCCGTTGATCCGCCCGCCAGCGCGGACGGAGACGAATGCGGGATCATCGTCGCGGCGCTGGGGATCGACGGGATCGCTCGGGTGCTGGCCGATTGCTCGCTGCGCCGTGCGACGCCGGCGCAATGGGCCGATCAAGTCGCCGTGGCGGCGCGCGAGTGGAACGCGGACCGGGTGGTTGCTGAAGCCAATCAGGGTGGCGCCATGATCGAGAGCGTGCTGCGCGCTGCCGATCTGTCGCTGCCGATCCGGCTGGTGCATGCCTCCCATGGCAAGACCGCCCGGGCCGAGCCGGTTGCTGCGCTTTATGCCGCCGGGCGCGTGCGCCACGTCGGCGTGTTTGCGCGGCTGGAGGATCAGCTGTGCGGGCTGCTGGTCGGCGGCGCCTACGCCGGCCCCGGCCGCAGCCCCGATCGCGCCGATGCGCTGGTCTGGGCACTGACCGAACTGCTGCTCGGCAAGGCCCTGCGGCCAAGCGTCACTCCGCTGTGACGGGACAGGCAAACAAAGGAATTCCCATGCCCTTGCTCGACATCTTTCGCTCCGCCTTCAAGGGCGGTGAGCACACCCGCGTTCCGCTTGGTTCCGCGCTTGCGCAGGGCTGGTTCCCGGCCTTCGAATCCGGACCCGGGACTTGCCACTACAATTATGACCGGGGCATCCGGGAAGGCTTCCTTGCCAATCCGATTGCCCAGCGCTCGGTGCGATTGCTGGCGGAGGGCATCGGGCAGGCTCCGCTCGACTGTTCCGATCCGCGCCTCGCCGCACTGGTGACCGCGACCAGCGCAGGACAATCTCTGGTCGAAACGCTCGGCGCCAACCTGCTGCTGCATGGCAATGCCTATGTGCAGATCATCAAGGACACGAACGGGGTCCCGGTGGAGTTGTTCGCCTTGCGACCTGACCGCGTGCAGGTGGCGCTCGATGCCAAGGGCTGGCCTTTAGCCTACGATTACCGGGTGGATGGCACCGCGACCCGGCTGCCGGTCGAGGACGAGAACGGCTGGCCCGAGGTGATCGCGATCCGAACGATGCACCCACTCGACGACCACCGCGGCGCAGGCGCACTGGAGTCGGCGTGGCAGGCGGTATTGATCCACAATGCCGCAACGGCCTGGAACCGGTCCCTCCTCGAAAACGCAGCGCGGCCCTCGGGGGCACTGGTCTATGATACCGGAGACGGGGCGACGCTGGCCCGCGAACAGTTCGACAGGCTGAGGCACGAGCTTGACATCGCCTTCTCCGGCGCAGCTCATGCGGGTCGGCCGATGTTGCTCGACGGCGGGCTCAAGTGGCAGAGCATGGCGCTGACCCCCGCCGACATGGACTTCGCGACGCTCAAGAGCGCAGCGGGACGCGATATCGCGCTGGCCTTCGGTGTGCCGCCGATGCTGCTCGGCCTGCCCGGCGACAACACCTACGCCAACTATCGCGAGGCCAACCGCGCGCTGTGGCGGCTGACGCTACTGCCACTCGCCGAGAAGATCTTTGCCGCCCTGCGCGAGGGTCTCGCGCCGTGGTTCCCCGGCGCCACGCTGGGAATCGATCTCGATCTGGTTCCCGCGCTGTCCGAAGACCGCGAACGCCTGTGGTCGCAGGTTTCAGACGCCGATTTCCTGAGCCGCGCCGAAAAGCGCCAGATGCTGGGCTTCCCGCCCGAGGAGACTGCCCCATGAGCCGCGAAGACATTCTTGCCAGTCTGATGGCGCAGGCGCGTGAAGAAGGGGCGGAACTCGTCACCCTGCGCGCGATCATCGAGGAGGCGAGCGCCCTCGCCACCGACCGCGCGCTCGAACGGCTGGGGCTCGGCGATGCAGGCGCAGAGGGCGATCTCGTCGAGCTGCGCGAATTGCTGCAGGCGTGGCGCGATGCCAAGACCAGCGCGTGGAAGGCCTTCATCGACTGGCTGATCCGCGGGGCGCTGGCGCTGCTGCTTATCGGAATCGCGGTGCGTTTCGGTCTGTGGGACCGGCTGTGAGTGCGCCTCGCACCTCGCTCCGCTTCGCGGGCTATGCCGCGCTGTTCGACATTGCCGATGCCGGACGCGACACGATCCGGCGCGGCGCCTTCGCCCGCTCGCTGGCCGCGCGCAAGGGGCTCTTGCCGCTCTACTGGCAACACCGGCCCGACCAGCCGATCGGCGTGATCGAAAAGATCGCCGAGGACGCGCGCGGCCTCAGAGTGATCGCCCGGATCGACAGGCCCGACAGCCGCGCGGCCCACCTGCTCGCAGCCGGGAAAGTCGACGGCCTCAGCTTCGGGTTCCGCACCCGCTCTGCACGACATTGCGAGGCCGGGCGCGAGTTGATCGATATCGACCTGTTCGAGGTGAGCCTCGTCACCCACCCGCTCCACCCCATGGCGCGAGTGCATCTCGTCGCCTGATTGTCCTGCCACACCCTGCTTTACCACCGGCCGCCACTGGGGCGGCCTTTTTTCTGCCCAACCGAAAGGCCACTGCCCCATGAACGATACCCCTGTTTCCGCTCCCGCCACCGACGCGCTTGATGCGAGCTTCGACATTGTCGCGCGCCAGGATGCCGCCGATGCCGCCATCTCCGCGCTGCGCGGCGATGTCGACGAGGTGAAGGCCCGGCTTGACAAGATCGCCCGCGCCGCCAGCCGCCCGGCGATTGGCGGAGCCGCCGCCACCGCTACCGACGCGCCGGAAGTGAAGAGCTTCGTCGACGGCTACCTGCGCCGCGGCCGCGAGACCGAACTGAAGTCGATCACCGCCACCCCGAACGCTGACGGCGGGTTCGCGGTGCCGCGCCAGATTGACGCGGCGATCGCCGCGCGGCTCGTGAGGATCAGCCCGATCCGCTCGATCGCACAGGTCGTCCAGACCGGCAGCTCGGGCTACCGCAAGCTTATCGCCACCAGCGGCTTTGCGTCCGGTTGGGTGAGCGATGCGGCTCCGCGTCCCGAAACCGGCACGCCGCAGTTTGCCGAAATCGCCCCGCCGAGCGGCGATCTCTACGCCAACCCCGCGGCGAGCCAGCTGATGCTCGACGATGTCGGCTTCGATCTCGAAGCGTGGCTGGCGAACGAGGTCGCCGCCGAATTCGCCCGTGCCGAGGGGGCCGCGTTCATCAGCGGCACCGGGGTCAACCAGCCTGAAGGTTTCCTGACCGTGCCGCAGACTACCGCCGAGGACGGTGTTCGTGCCTTCGGCTCGCTGCAATATCTCGGCACCGGTAGCGCGACGGGGCTGGGCAGCTCGCTGGATACCCGGCTGATCGACCTTATCCATTCGCTGCGGTCGGGCCATCGCCAGGGGGCGGTGTTCGTGATGAACGCGACGACCCTTGCCGCGGTGCGCAAGCTCAAGACCGCCGATGGTGCGTTCGTGTGGCAGCCCGGTCTTGTGGAAGGCCAGCCTGACCGCCTGCTTGGCTATCCGGTGATCGAGGCTGCGGACATGCCCGATGTCGCCGCAGGCACCTTCCCGATCGCCTTCGGCAATTTCCGCAACGGCTATCTGATCGCCGAGCGCAGCGCCACCCGGGTGCTGCGCGATCCCTTCACCAACAAGCCGTTCGTGCATTTCTACACGACCAAGCGGGTCGGCGGGAAGGTGCTGGATTCCAACGCGATCAAGCTGCTCAAGATCGAGGCGTAAGGCTGCCCCCGTCTTCGTCTCGACTGTCCCGGCGGCAGCCGCGCGCCCCCTTCGCGCGGCCTGCCGGGTTCTCGCGCCCGCATCGCCTCAGGCCCATCCTCCCGCCTGACCTTGCGCGATGCGGGCGCACTTTTGTGGATCACAATTCTGGGAGATACCGCGATGCAGCGGACAATCGTGCAGCCCCCGGTGCCCGGCACCGCTGCGCTGGCGGAGCTCAAGCACTGGCTCGCCATTACACGCACCGCTGAGGACGAAGTCCTTGGTCGGCTACTCGATGCGAGCCTGACAATCTGCGAGGCCTTCACCGGCAAGGCTCCGCTCTGGCAGACGGTCGAGGAGATCATCCCGCTGACAGGCAGCTGGCAGGAGCTGGTCTCGCGACCCGTGCGCGCGCTCACCGCCGCTGCGGTGATCGCCGCAGACGGCACGCGCACCGCGCTTGCAGCACCCGCCGACGCGCTCGAATGGCGCATTGCAGGGAGCGCGTGCATCCGTGCGGTTCAGTCGCTCGAAGGGCAAAGCCTTGCGGTGCAGCTCGATGTCGGCATCGCAACCGATTGGGCGGGTCTCCCCGCGCCGCTGCGGCACGGCATCATCCGGCTCGCCGCGCACCATTTCCGCGATCGGGACGGCAATGCCTCGGCCGTGCCACCTGCCAGCGTCACCGCGCTGTGGCGGCCTTGGCGCGAGGTGCGGCTCGGATGATCCGCGCCTCGGCCCGCGTCGAGGTGCTGGTCCAGCGCCTGCGGCTGCACGCCGCACGGCTGGTCGCGGGTCGTGCCCGCAACCGGCGCCGCCGGCCACAGCGCACTGATTGGCACAAGGCCGCTGCGCTCTGGCCCGACCTGTTTGGAGACCCCCGCGATGGAAAATGACCTGCGCGCCGCGCTGATCGCCTGGCTGAGAGCCGACCCGGCGCTGACAGGAATCAACGCCATCGAAGAGGAGGCCCCGCTCAGCGTAACTCCCCCATGGCTCGGCATCGCAGCAAGCGCGGGCGTGGACTGGGGCACCAAGGACCGCGCAGGGCGCGAGATCCGGATAGCCCTTGAGCTCGAAAGCCGCACCGATGGCACCGCTGCCGACGGACCATCGCTCTCGGCGATAGAACGCCGCGTTCTCGACCTGCCGCCGTTCCACCCCGGATTCGAGCTCGCCTCGATCCGCTTTCTGCGTTCGCGCAGCGAGGCGCGGCGCGACAACCGGCGCGGCGCGCTGCTCGAATACCGCTTTCGCATTCTCGAACCTCTGACGGAGTAGCCCCATGCCCGCACAATCAGGCGCCGCCTTCCTGCTCAAGATCACCAACGGGGCGACGCCCCCTGTTTACCAGACGATCGCGGGGCTCAGGACCACGCAGATGTCGATCAACGGCGACACTGTGGTCGTCACCCACAAGCAATCGGGCGGCTGGCGCGATTTGCTGTCGGG